GCTGTTTGCTGTGTGCGATTATCTGACCTTTGAAACAGATGAATGCGTACCTGATCACTGGCAATTTAAACCTAGTCCGTTTGGAGCAAATGAAGATGACTATACCTATCAAACACTAAAAGAATTAGATGTACCATCCGAAGATGTTTTACACTTTGGAAGCTTACTTGTCCGATTCAGTGAGCTATTAAAAAGGAAAGGATTAGATTATTAAGATGAAAATAAAACCAAAACTTAACTATTCAATGTCCTTTTATGGACAACTTAACAAAGATAAAACCTACAAAGCTGTAATCGCAACCAACCAACCAGACTATAAAAAAGAGGGTAAGATATTTGTAGAACCTAATGATGATTTACGAATTGAATTATTACTGAAGAAAGGGGAATACGAGGTAATAGAATCATGAAACCATTACTATTACTAACGCTATTCTTGTCCACCAGTTGCAACCATTACCAGCTAACCGACCAACCAACCGATACTTGTCCGAGTGATGAAGGCTTTAGCTGTCCGATTGACGGCTCGCCTTGTCCTTTTTGTGGTGATGAAGACTAACATCTGCAAACACTGCGGTCTAACCTTGCAAGGCATGGAAAACGAGGTGGAAGATATATGCGTAGACTGCCTTGCCGATCTATGCTTTCCACCCAGTAATAACTACAACATAAAAGAGGGCTGTATACGCCAATCAACCGATAATCCTATTGAGAAAGAAGAAGAAGAGCTATGAGCATGACCACACTCTTATGCATTGTATTTATATTTATTTTATTCATTTCAATGCTGTATTCCGATTAGTTAACCGACAACCAATAAAAACCGATATATGAACTACAAAATAAAAGACACTGAAACTAATAAAACATTTGAATGGACACTGACTGAAGTGTTAGCAGAAATTAACCGAGATAGATCAGGAGACTGGCAAGACTACGATGAAACCGACTGGAAGGAAGGTTGGAACTTTTGGGTAGAGGAAGAAGGATACCTGACCATGATAAATTGACCTATGAAAGAAACCATACTTACACCTGAACTTATGATAGAAGAGTTGATGTTTTACATTCACCAAAACGAGATGGGAGGGGATTGCATTGATCCGTCGAATAGGTTTTTTCCCTTGTACTTAGAACTACAGAAGCTTCTTGACAAGCTTAACAACGAACGACATGACTTGTACGTGTCCGTGAAAAATGATGAAACGAATACAGCAAGCTAAGATACAGACAGGTTCATCAAAAACTAACCGACGATTTAAAAGGGGTGACAAACATCCTGTTGAATCTCGTTTATATTTTCACAAGTACAACTCAAGAACAGGCATTGAAACTTGGGCAACATCTGAAGCGTTGAGAAAAGAGGACGAAAGAAAAGCTAAATGGTATGTTACTACCGACCAAACCACAAAAAAGCGTGAGAGGTACAATGAAGATGAAGAATACAGGGATCGTGTGTGTTTATTGAGTAGAGAAAGTAAAGCTCGACCTAAGAACAGAAAGAGAGCTAATGCTGTTGAGAGCGACCGAAGAAAAAGACTAGGTAAAAAGCACATACAAGCTGTGCAGAAAAGATCGATGGCTAAAAGACCGGATTACTATAGAGAGTTGAGCAGAAAAAGGACTATTGAATATCAGTATAGACAAGCAGTAAAAACACACGAGTTGTCCGTCGATGATAAAAACTATATGCGTGTGGTATATAAGCAATCAAGGCGTGTAAATAAATGCTTGCAAACTCACGTTTTTGATGTTGATCATATCGTTCCACTAAATCGAGGAGGACTACACGAACCCACTAACTTACAACTAGCACCATCATCTTGGAATCGTTCGAAACAAGATAAGAACGACGATTTTTGGGAATGTTGGTACAAAGAAAACTACAACAAATGACACCGAGAAAAAAGATTACTTACATACACAACACTAACCCGAACGAGTCAACGACTGAGACTACTACTTACTACACGAGCGTTGAAGAATTTACCACGGCTATGCAACGACGGAAAGAAAAGCTTTACCCACATTTAGAAACCGAGATTGTTGATGTTGAGGACGTAGTTATTGATCCGTATGCATCAGCTTTCAAAGAAGATTCTCGTTACAGATACAACGGATAAACAAACAAACACTAAACTGAGATGGAAGAAACGGACGAGCACGAGGAGGTATTGGAACATTTAGACGAGTCCATATCTGCACTGGTCACGAAAGGGTACGACTTGTTTTGGAGTAATAATGAGTTGTGTTACGATAGTGAGTTAAAGGTTGTACGCAGTGACCGACCTCGTGTTCGTCCTCGTACGTGGTTTTGCCACATGAATGAAGACGAACGAGAACGACTGACCAAGTGAACGCAATCGAAGCCGAGATGAAACGATGGGGACGAGCTACCTATCGCCAGTTCCAACAAATCTACAAGGAAAGTGATCGTGGTAGTGAGATGGACAGCAGTAAGCGTGTGTTAAGTAAGCTTGCACCACAACTAGCCGTACCTGTCGAAGATTTCTTTAACCGATTTGCTAGTGATGATAGTCCGTCCATGCCGTTGTGGTTGTGTTACATAGCCGACTTCCACCCACAAATGGTAGCACAGATAGCATTGAAGACGGTGCTTGATAAGATGTACGCAGATGTCCGTCACTTTACAACACTAGCAGGAGAAGTAGGCAAAGCATTTGAAGAGATAGCAAGACAACGAGTAGCTGAACAGACCGTACCTAAGAATAGAATGTTTGGTGTACGTGTACCGAAAAGTAAACGGTCAAAGATGCAACGCTTTTATAATGTTGAAAAGAATAACCGACGGTTCAGCTGTTGGGAGAGACGACACAAGATAGCGTTAGGTGCGTGGTTGTTGGGTGAGATAAAGGCTCATACTGGATTGATAGATACACGAGTCGAACGGATGGGAAAGAAACAACGGAAGCTTGTGTTCCTGACTGATGAATTTACTGACTGGGTACGACGGTTTGACACGTGGAAAGAGATGCTTGATCCGATGCGTATGGCGTTGCCAACAAAACCGAGAGATTGGGTAGACTTTTACAGTGGTGGATACGAGAGCTTTGACGATCCGTTTGTAATGAACCGACCGAACGGTAGTAACTACGACTTCGCAAGCATTAAGAATCTTTACGTGTCCGTGAATAACATTCAGCAGGTAAAGTGGAAAATTAACACGAAGATTTTAGATGTTGCTCGAAAGTGTTGGGAATTGGAACGAGTCTTTGACTTCCATGAGATACCACTGCAACCGTACCTTGAGAACGGAAACGAACGACCTGAAGAACTGAGACAATGGAAGTTTAAACAGGACAAGATACGACGGATGAATGAGAGTAATCGTGGTCGTCGTTTACAACACGCTAAGATATTACACCTAGCTAAGAAGTATAAAGAGTGGGATGAAGTATACTTTCCGGCACGTGTTGATTACAGAGGCAGGGTATATTATATGCCAGCTTATCTGCACCCACAGGGTAACGACTTAGCACGTGGTTTGTTGTTATTCGGTGATGGTCAACAGGTTATGGATGAAGACGACCTTGAACGACTGTTAATCCACGGAGCTAATGCGTACGGTGTAAAGGGTAGCATTGAAGAAAGGTTGCACTGGGTAGGTAAGCATCAGAAGTGGTTCCTTGAAACAGCTGAAGACCCAATGACTAACGACTGGTGGATGGAAGCAAGTGAACCGTTCGGATTCCTAGCATTTTGTTATGAGTATGAGACGTACACAAAAGAAGGATATGGTTACGTTTCGCATTTTCCTGTACGTATGGATTGTAGTAACAATGGTATGCAGATACTACATTTGTTACTGAGGGACAAGACCCACGCCAAGCACTGCAACTTGATACCTGACCAACCAGTAGGAGATATGTATCAGCACATAGCCGACCTTGTGTACGAACGTTTGAAGGATCAGTCGAGTGAGAGTTATATAGCCAGTCAATGGTTCAAGCACGGAGTAACAAGAGCTATGGCAAAGGCTGCAGTGATGAATAAACCGTACGGTCAGTCGTACTATCACGTGCTCAGTAACTTCTTAAGTATCATTGGAGACGACCATCCGTTTCAAGAGGGCGAGAATATCGACGCTATTAATTACCTAGCCGAACAGTTTAACACGGTAGCCCGTGAGCAGTTGGAGAGTGTTGTCCGTATACAGAAGTTCCTGCGTGGTTGTGCCAATGCAATAGGAAACGAGATAATCAGATGGTCTACACCGAGTGGATTTAAAATTGTGCAAGGACTGACGAAACGAAAGAAGTCAAAGGTACGCACGATCATTGGCAACATCATCACATGGATAGACTTTAATTTAGAAACAGATGATATTGATCCGAGACAACAACGGACATCCATCACTGCTAACTTTATACACGGCATAGATGCAGCTGTTGTTCACCGATTAGCGTACGCAATGCCGTACGACATGGGGTTTGTTCACGACTGCTTCATAAGCCACGCATCCAATGCAAGAAAAGTACACCAAGATGTACGAAAAACATACAAGACTTTCTTTTCAATTGACTTACTAGCCGAGTTCAGATGTGAGTTATTGAATCAATACCCGACAGCAAAGTTGCCTGACCTGCCTGAACTTGGAACGCTTGACGTTTCGCAAATAGATCGAGCAATGTACCTGCTGTCTTAATAATACATAAAAACACTAAGAGAAATATGAGTATACAAAGTAGAAAGAAACACCCAGTAATAAAAGTAAAAGGCACAGCTAAATACTGTCACTTGAATGAACCGAACAAGAGGTTTGAACCTGAGTTTGGATCGTACAGTTGTGATTTGATTGTTAGCAAAGAGCAAGCTGAGATGTTACAGAACACGATACGTCCGTTGTACGAAGAGGAGCTAAAGCAAGTACAGGAACAACACGCTGGCAAGAAGATCGAGCAGAAAGGATTACCTATCACTGAGACAGATGAGGGTACGCTTGTTAAGTCTAAGTTGAAAGCCGGAGGCAGACGCAAAGACGGAAGCGTGTACAGTCTATCCATTGCGTTGTTCGATAGCCAAGGCAAACCGTTACCAGAAGATGTTAAAGTATGGGGTGGTAGTAAAGTAAACATGGCTATTCGTCCGAGGTTTTGGTACACAGCGATGGCAGGGTTTGGTGTGTCGTTTGATCTGCAAGCTGTTCAAGTAATAGAGTTACAGAACGGTGGAGTCAGTGCGATGGCAGCTGATGCATTCGGATTCACAAGTGAAGAAGGATTCGTAGCTAACGGAGGAGAAACCCTAGACCAAGTATTCGATGCGGAAGAAACGAGCGAGACAGAAGTCACAGCGAACTTCTAATAACCGTTATCGTTCAGGTTTCGAATCTAAATTAGCTAACCAATTACAGCGTAGTGGTGTCGACTTCGAATACGAGACACTTAAGATAGAGTACCGTAAAGTATCAACCTACACACCAGACTTTATCTTGCCTAATGGTATTATCATCGAGGCAAAAGGAGTTTGGACGGTCGAGGACAGGACTAAACATCTGTTAGTACGTGAGCAACATCCACACCTAGATATACGAATGGTGTTTATGAACGCTGCGAACAAGATACGAAAGGGAAGCGACACCACTTACGCTCGTTGGTGCGAAAAGAAAGGAATAACATATGCAGATAAAATCATACCAAAGTCATGGCTTTCACACAAACACATCAACCCTGTGACAAGTGTGGGTCAAGTGACGGAGCAGCAACCAACGATGACGGAAGCACCTATTGTTTCGTGTGTCAAAATTATAGTGGACAAGGAGGAGGAGTGAGCAAACCAACACCGAGAGAGTTTCTTACTGGCGAACCTAAAGCTATACCAAGACGCAACCTGACAGAAGACACGTGCCGTAAGTGGGGATACTGGGTCGGACAGATAGGAGGAGAGGCTGTACAGATAGCTAACTATAAGACACGAGACGGTAAGCCTGTGGCTCAGAAGGTCAGGTACGCTAACAAAAGCTTCAGTGTTCGTGGTGAGTTAGTTGGTCTGTACGGTCAGCACCTATGGAAAGAGAAGGGACGACGTGTTGTTGTGACTGAAGGAGAGATAGACGCAATGTCAGTTAGTCAGGCAATGGACAACAGATACCCAGTCGTCAGTGTACCGAACGGAGCAAGTGCTGCAAAGAAACACGTGGCACAAGCTATCGATTGGTTAGAGTCTTTCGACAAGGTGATCTTCTGTTTCGACATGGACGACGTGGGACGTAAGGGAGCGAGTGAATGTGCAGCATTGTTAACACCGGGTAAAGCACACATCGCAGAGCTACCACTAAAGGACCCGTCTGATATGATCACAGCGTACAAGTCGAAGGAGTTGGTGTCGTGCTTGTATGAAGCAGTTGAGTACAGACCTGAC